ATAATGAAAAAGAAAAGTTAAGAGATGATTTTGAAGCTGCTGGATACACTCCTTCACAAATAGATGATATATTCCAAGGCACTCAACAATTTGTACAAGAAAGAGTTTCTACTGAATATATTAAACACTTTTGGAATGAAAGAGATCAAAATATGCCAATGGCTCTTGAAGAAATTGAAAGGGTTAAAGCATCATTAAAAGGTAATCCAGATATAGATATTTCAAGAATTGAAACTGTTATGAAACAGTCTTTAACTTCAGAATGGAATATTCAAAATGAAAAGAAAAAGATATATGACAGAGAACAAAAAGCAACTTATGGCTCTGCAAGACTAGATATATATTTAGGTGAAATAACAAGCAAAGAGCAAATAACAGAATTAGTTGATGCCTCAGGAAATCCTTTAGATGATGATTACCAAGCTAGTTTACTGGCTTTATTTGGTGATGGTGGAACTAAAGCATCAAAAGCTGCTCAAGATAAATTAATAGCAAGACAGTCTAGTGTTTGGAGAGAAAATGCAAAAGCCATGATTGCAGAGCTTGAAACAAATCCTGAAAATCGTCCTGAAAAAATTAATAAACTAATGGAACATATAAAATTTGGTAAACAGAAAAACTATGATTTAGTTCCAGGCTATGAATGGGGTACTTTCTATGGACAATTTATTGGACTTCAAAAAAAGTTTTGGGATGAAAAACTAAAAGAAAGCAACGATGCATTTATGTCAAATGTTGAACATGAGATGCATGAAAATGCAGAATACTTTCGTGATCCAGGCTATTTTAGAGAACTAACTAAGTATTTAATTGAGAAAAAAATAATAGGTGAAGGTGATGGTGTATATAGCTCAATATCTACTTGGTCAGGTAAAGTAGATGATTATGCTTTAAGATGGCAGAAAAATGAAGAAAAGTTATTCAAACATACTAAAGCACTTCAAAATGCACAAGCTGGAGCTTCTAACAATATAAATGATCTTGTAACCATAGATGGATATGTAAGTAAAGTTGTAGTAAATGGAAAAACTGAAAACTTAGATATGATGAGCAGTAATCCAGATATAGCAAAAGCAAGCCAAGAAGCTATTATACAATTTAGCATAGAGTATAATACTGTACACGATCAGCTTAAAACATTATTAAACCAGTTCCACAACATTGAAGATGAAGCTACTTACAAAACTGTGCTTGCAACTTATACAAACATTATGGAAGGATTTAAAAAGAAAAAAGGTCAACTTAGATACGATCAAGGATACCATAGAGGAATTAGTTATTTTGAAGCTAATGGTGTTGATACTGGCATAATGGAATATGCTCGTGTAGTTCCTTTTGAAACTGCACAAAAAATGTTTGCTACATTTAAAAGTCCTAATGCACAGAGGATAGAAAACAACATATCCACTAACGGAGAAGATGAAGACGTATATCTTAAAAGGATTATGAACGAAGCAACAGATGAAGAAAGTATGTTTTCTTGGATTGTTTCAGGTGCAACTGCTGGACTATATGACCCTGATGACATAAGCCCTTATCAAAGAGAATTAGTAAATAGATTTAGACAACAGAGTGGTGGGCTAAGTTTAAATAAAGCTATCTTTGATTATGACACTCAGTTATTTACGTTAATGTCAAACATCATAAAATCAAAGATTATACATAAACAGGTTGATAATAGTGTTTCAGGACACAAACAAGCAGTTATATCAACAATGGGAGAACTTGGTGATAACATAGGTTTTTCAGAAACAGAAGAAGGAACTGTATATTTATCATTACATCCATTTATGCAGGAGTTTCAAAAAGAAATGCCTGCAAATTTTGAACTAACACCTGAGAGTGTATTCCAACACATAAGAGATACATTCAATAATATGCATGATGCTAATGGTGTTCTTTGGAGTAATGAAGCAAGAGAACTTTTTGAAAAAGGGAAGTTTATACTCATTCCTAATGAAACATACGGCAAAGAAGTAGACTATAAAGTATTTGTAAAAGACAAGTA